AGCCGCAGCCCAACGCTTCATCTGAATAGGCCCGGTCCCCTTGCGGGGCCGGGCCTATTTCTGTTTCACGTGCAACGCGAGGGCTAGCCCTTGCTCTTGCCCTCACCCTTGTGCGTCTTGGTGTCCGGCCCCGTCTGCGGGTGGGCCATCGCGTCGTGCGCCTTGGCCTCGAACGAGCCAGCAGACGCGGGCTTGGCCGCATCCTCGGCCACCTGCTTCTCGCCCTCGGACTCGGTGGTGTCACCGACACCCGGTCGCCTGTCCTCGGCACCGGGCACGCGCCCGTAGACCTTGTCGTCGCGGGCCTCCTGCTCCGCGCCGAGTTCCTCGGCGGTGGCCTTGGCATCTTCCTCGGCCTCGCGCCGCTCGGTGGTGCGCTTCTCGGTCAGTTCCTCGTTGGCCTCACGAGCCATCTGGTCCTGCTTCGCCATCGCCTCTTCGAGGGTGGCTGCGCTCTCCTGCTCGGGGGCTTCGGTGGTCTCGGGTTCGGCGCTCATCAGTAACCTCGCTTCATCTTCTGCTTGGCTTGCCGCCGCATCTTGACCTTCATCTTGACCTCGGGCTGCATGTTGTACATGCGCCGCGCAAGACGACCCGCGTCTGAGTGCCGGTACTCCGCTTGCTTCTGCTTCTTCCCGGCGCTGGCCATGACTATCCCTCCTCGGGAGCCTCCGCAGGGACTTCGTCCTCGGTCGTGCCGTTGCGCTCACGCGCCAACTTGTCCTGCAGGACCATCGCCTCTTCGAGGGTGGCCGCGCTCTGCTGGCCGGACTGCTCGGGACCGGTCCCGGTCATGGTCTCGGCCTCGGCGATGGCCTCAGCCTTCTTGGTCTCTTCCTTTGCCGTCACGGGTTCCTCCTACGGGGTGGCGTTGTTGACCTGAAGGTTGAACGGCGGGGTCAGGTTGCCGCCGACCTCCTTCAGTGGAGCGGCACCGCCACCGGCATAGCGGATGCGCACGGTCTGGCCGTTGACCACAGGCGTGGCGAGGACGACGGCCACGCTGGCAGCGGAGGCGGTGGCCGACGTGACGCCGACCGCCGCGCCGTTCACGGTGGCCGACCACTGGGATGGCGTGGTCGCACCGGCGACCAGCGCGGGACCCGTGAAGGGAATGGTGAGGGCAGCCCCGTTCACCGAGGGGTTGTTGCTCGGCCTCGGCGCGAGGTTCGCTGCGTTCCAGCCGAACTGGATGAACCGGAGTGCTTGGGCGACCATCTCATTTCCCCTTCAACTTGGCGTTGGCCTTTGCTCTCACCGCCGCCTTCTGACTCGGTGTCAGCGGTGGCTTCGCTTGGTCGATGCGTGCGAGAGCAGCCTTCGCGTGGGCCTTGTCAGGGATGGGGAACTTCTGCGCCGAGTCGGGCTTGCCCGGCTGCTTGACGACGGCGCTCGCGGCCCGCTGCTTGGCGTTGAGCGTTGCCATCACTTGCCCTTCTTGGCTTCACGCTTCTCTTCGGCCTTGCTCGGCATCTTGCCGGTCTTCTTCAGTTCCGCCCGGTCCTCGGCGTCCATCTTGGGCTTTGGTTTGGGAGCGGCCATCTACGTCTCCTTGGTCTCACTCTCCGTGGTGGCGGGCTCGTCCTCTTCGGTGTCGTAGGCGTTCAACTTCGCCTTCGCATCGTCGAGCGAAGTCGCGCTGACGTGGTTGCCTGTGAACGTGAACGATGTGGTGGCAACGCTGGCGTCCTCATCGACCGACTCGACCAGCGCCCGGAGGAGTTCGTACTCCTCGTCCCGCCACGTCTCGGTCTTGTGGTGGCCCGATGCACTCACGCTCCACGTCATGTCAGCCCTCCTCGTCGGTGCCGACACCGACATCACGCTTGTCGTCGGGGTCGTCCTCGGCCTTGTCCTCGTCGGCGATGGGGGTTTCGGGTTCGGGCTCATCCGCTGGGATGTCGCGCTCGTCGGTCATGTTCCCCTCACGTCGGGATGGCAGGTGGCTGGATGATAGACCCCCGCGTCACCCGCTCGTACTCCGCCTTGCGGATGGCGAGTATCTGCTCCTTGGTCGGGGCACCGGGCGGGGCAGCCGGTGGCGGGTACGCCTTCAGCGTGCCGTCCGCCTTCTTCAGGTACATCACCTTCAGGTTGGTGGGCACGTTGCTGCTGGGCTCGTAGCCCACCGCGTAGTCCCCACCCTTGGTGTAGCCAGCGAGTGGCATGTCGCGGGCGGGGTCAATCTGGACGTTGCCGTTGTCGGTGCGGAAGTCGCTGTACGTGTACAGCCACTTGCCCTTGGGCACATCCACCTGCATGGGCTTGGCGGGCGTGGTCACGTAGTCATCCTCCGTGCTGCTCCCCGTCGGCGGGGTAACGGGTGGCGGCTTGGGCGGCGTGTACTTGACGACGGTCGTGTTGTGGCCCGCATCCCACAACGCTTGGTCGATGTCCGCCCACTTGGTCCACGTGCCCTGCGAGCCCTGCGCGTAGAGCGGGTCGAAGTAGCCGACGTAGGTCACACCGTTCTCGACTCGGTGCCCGAACAGGACGGCGCAGTGGCCGAAGTCGTTGGTCTGCACCTTCAGGTATGAGGGGAGGCGGATGTACTGGAGGCTGATGGTGACGGCAAAGCCCTGCTTCACCCGTGCCTCGACCGCCGTCTTGCGGATGGCGGTCATGTCCACGCCGAGGGCTTTCTTCACACCGATGCGCTGCTCGCTGGCGTTGGACCCGGCCCAGTGAGCCCTACCACCGAGAGCCCTGATACGGTGGCCCTCGCTCTTGCCGTTGGACGAGACCCCACCGCGAGCCGTTCGTGCGGTGAACTGGGTGGAGCAGTAGCCGCAGTCCACCATCGGGCGCTCGAACGACTCGGTGATGCACGTGCCCACCGACGCAGGAACCTTGCCGAATGGATAGGACCGGGCCATCAGTCACCCCTTCGTCGGATGCGCCAACCCACGGCCAAGAGTACAGCCGCGATGGCAGCCAAGACAGCACTCCGTTCGTCGAGTCCGACCTGCCCCGGTGTGAGCAACGCCCCGATGAGAACGAGACAGATGGCGATGATGGCCCAGAGGGCTGCCTCGTGTACGTCCAAGTTCACCCCACGATGTGCCAGAGCAGACCGATGCAGATGATGCCCACCGCCCACGCGAGGTAGTTGAGTCCACGCGAGCGGATGACCTCGATGACCGCGATGACCAGACCGATGATGTACGCGATGTCCTCGGGGGTGTGCATGGCTCCTCCTACCTGAACGCCTTGTACGAGATGCCCAGCCCCAGCACCTTACACGCGCCAACATACGTGTCAGCAGCGTCAGCACCGAGGCGCTGAAGGTGGATACGGAAGCGGTCACCGGGGTTGAACGCACCACCGCCCATCGTGATGCCCGGAATGGTGTCCTGCCGGATGACATCAGTGCTGGTCGTGGACGCAGCAGGGGTGACCGCGACCGTAGTCCCTGCGCCAGCCGCGCCAGCGTTGACGTTCATGGTCCGTGTCGTGATAGACCAGCGGATGGAGTGCGCCGTTCCATCAGTGGACCCCGGCTGCCACGGAACAATGAGGTCAACGTTGCCCGCGATGGCGTCGGCGGGCATCAAGCCGACCCAGTACAGCGCTTGTGTCGCGGCATCAGCGAGGCTGACCTGACGAGCAAGGTTCGGTGACGCACCCGACGTGACCAGCGTCCCACCGTCGAGTCCCGCGTTCCCGATGTCCAGCCAGAACTGCCGCGTCATCGGTGCGGCGAACTGGGTTGCCTCCACCATCGAGGCATCGTCGAGATAGAGGGTGCCAGCCGAAGCGGGCGGCATCGTGAAGATGAACATGGCCGACACGGCAGTCCTCGGGGCCGTGACGAGAGCCTGCGTCGGGTTCAACGGGACCCACGCCTGCGTCTGGCCAGTCGTGACTGCCCCAAAGCCCGAGTCGCCACCAGCCGAGTTGCCCAGATAGTCGTACCAGCGCACCGAGATGCCGACCTTGGCGGTGGCATCCCCGTTCGGACCGTAGCCGCACGCCCACGCACCGATGAGATAGTCGGTGAGACCATCGACCGGGAAGCGGTCGGACGTGACGTACGTCTGCGTTCCGCCCACAGCCACCTGCAACGACGCCTGACCGGAGCGCGTGTAGACACTGTGGGCGTCGGCACGCGGGGCAGCGTTGGACGCAATCCAGCCACGGCAGTTGCACGACGAGGTCGGGTCGCGGGTCTCGAAGCCGGGGTTCGGCACCAAGTTCCGCAGGTCGGCCGACCCCATCGAACCCGGCAGAATGAACCCACGCGGCGTGTCGATGAAGGCGTCGGTCTGGAGGTGGCCCTGTATCGGCGACCAGAGGTTGCTGTCACCGCCGAACTTCAGCCCGTTGGCCCCACCATCGACGAGGTCACGGATACCGCCAGCCGTGCCCCGGTAGCGCAGGATGCCGCCGTCATAGCCGTCAACCTGCACGCCACCGGCGTCGATGATGACCGCACCGACCGCACTCGGACCCCACGGCGTGGCGACCGAGGACTCCTCCAACTTGATGCCGTCCCACCAGCACTGGGCACCAGCCACGTTGCCCGACCGCAGCATCACGAACACGGTCGTGTCGTTGGGCGCAACCCAGATGGGTGTGGCGTAGCGGTTGACATCACGCTGGTCGGTCGTGAACCAGTCGGCGTCACCCGAGAGAGCCTGCTGCATCGTGACCGGGTCGATGATGCTGGCGATGGCCGTGCCATCAGGGTTGCTGATGGTCAAACCGGTGATGTCAACGAGCCTGAACTGGGCACCCGAGTTGCCCAGCGACTTCATCAGTCCGGTCAGGATGTACGACCTCCCAGCGCGGACCTGAATGGGCGCGGAGTACATCGCGTATGGACCGACTCCCGGTACCGTGCAGTGCATCGAACGTGAGCCGTACACGTACTCGCTGGTGTCGATGTCAAAGCCCTGAGCAGCGTTGAGGACGAACGCCCCACCGGGAACGGTGGACCACTTGTCGGCGACCTCGACCGAGGTGGACGACGGGATGGTGACCTTGTCGAGCGTCGGGCCAGCAGTCGCGGACGGGATGAACGTCGCCCGGTAGAAGACGTAGCGTGCCTTGGGCACACCAGACAGGGTCGAGTACCACGTGTTGGGCGAGGGTGTGGCCGTGGCCGTGGCGCTGGAGCCGTACTCGATGACGAGCGAGGCTCCCGCTGGCACGGTGCTGCCAACGACCGGCGTGCCCCAACTGGTGGGTGCAGCCCCGAGGTCACGCCGGTGGACGGTCTGCCCCCAGCGTGGCGTAAAAGACTGGGTGGCCGTCGCATTCAGCGGGTCGCTCGTCTCGACGTAGACCGTGACGGCAACAGGCGTGCCGTTGGTGAGGGTAAGGGTGCTGAGCAGCAGGCTCGTGGCCCCCGAGGTCACCAAGCCTGAGTCGTAGCCCGGAGCCGTGACCCGGTACTTGTACTGGGTCCCCGACCCGACGGTCCACTTCACCGTGAGGCGCGGCACGCCCGCAACGAGTGACATGTACCGGGTCGTGTCGATGGTGACGGTCGGGTTGGCCTTGACGCTGAACGCCCGCTTGGCACTGAACGGCCCATACCCGTTGGCGGCGTCAGCCGTGGCCACGTCCCACATGTAGGACACACCGCGAGGGAGCGCGGTCGGCCAGACCAGCGAGGCACCAGTGCCCGTCACCGTCTGCGTGGCACCAACCTGCGTGGTGCCAGTCGCATCCCAGACCCGAACCTGTGCGCTCGCTTGCGGGTCACCCTGTGGGTCGGAGTGGGTCCACGTGAAGGTCGGTGTCTGGGTGGCGGACGCAGCACCGGCAGCAGGGAGGTTCTGGGTGGGGGCAACAGGCGGCGACTGGACGCTGTAGTTGATGGTGACGACGGAGTTCGAGTGCTGGTCGGACCAGATTTCCGAGTAGTCCGAACCCGAGACTTGGTCGAACCCGAACACAATCTTCGATGCGTTGTTCTGCCAGTAGTACCTGATAGCCGCCGTGACATCGAGGGTCACCGTCCGGTTGGCGGTGGTGCCCGACGAGAACTGGACTTGGTCGGTGCCCGTGAAGCCCGACGTGTCGGCCCACTGGGTGGTGTTGCTCCCACTGAAGCCGGACTCGCAGGACTGCGAGCCAGCGCCGCGCAGCCACAGCCCCGCGACCGTCAGGCGGCGGCAGTAAATCTGGGAGTTGCGCACACCGACGTGCTGGAAGTCGGTGATGTAGAAGGTGATGGTCGCGCTGTCGATGGAGGTCCAGCCCTGCCAGCCAGCAGGGACAGGGAAGCGCATCATCGAGCGGTAGCGCGTCGAGCCCCACGTGCCGACCGGCAGGTGGGCACCCTGACCGGCACCGTACGCGGGTGACGCCCAGACTGCTGCGCTCGCCTCGCTGCCGACGCTGGTGGATGCCATCAGATAGCCGTCATGGTGATGGTTGACGCCCCAGTCGTGAGGTTGATGTCAGCACCCTGCCGCGAGCCCGCCGCGTTCCAGTCGGCGGCGAGGTCCCACGTGTTGTTGGTCGTGGCCTGTGCGCTGAAGGCACCCAACTCGAATGAGGAGTTCTGCACGAGGTTGTGCCCACCGCGCATCTTGCCGAAGGTGACCGACGAAGCGTCGATACCAAGCGGCGTGATAGACACCACCGCCACCGGCAAGGCGGGATTGGTCAGGTCCCAGATGAACAGCCCGTCCTCGTCGAGCGTCATCTTGTAGGTCGGGTCGGTCGGGTCGAGCAGCGCGATGCCGTTGGTGTCCCACGTACCGATGGGGTTGCCCCCACTGTCCACGACGGTGATTGCCACCACCTGCCCGACGCCAGCACCAACATGCAGCGAGCCAGCCGTCAGCCAGTCGGCGCTCAACTTCCCGGCGAACAGGTTGGCAATCATCGCGTTGGTCCAGACCAGCGTGTCCGCCGGGATGGCCGTTGGGCTCACCGTGCCGCCGGTGACCCAACCCTTCTCGCCGTTGTTGACCGCGTCGGCGACCTTGACCGTCTCGTAGATGTTGTTGCCGTCGGTGTCGTCCGCGCCCGTGTCGTTGAGCGTGTTGCCCGACGTGTCCACGGAGCGCACGCGCACGTCATAGGACGCACCGTTGCTCACACCGGCGACGACCAAGACCGTGCCCAAGACCTGCGACGACGACCACGACACGCCCGACCCCGTCACCCGCCACTGGACCTCGTTGTACGCAAGGTCGGGTGCGGGGTTCGGGTCCCAGTTGACCGCGAACGTGTTGTTGCCGGGGTAGGTCTGGATGCCCGACGGCGGAGTCGGACCCGTATCGTCCGAGTCGGTGACGAGAGTGATGGTATTCGACGGTGTCGCCTGTCGGTTGCCGGTCGAGTCCACCGCATAGGCCCGGACCCAGTACGTGGTGGCGGCAAGGACCGACGGCTGGATGATGTTCGTGTCGAGCGTGCCGGTCTTGTCCGCGCTCTGCGCTTGCCACTGGGTGGCCAAGGTCCAGTCGGGAACACCGCCCGAGGCGAAGCGCGTGGACTGGATGATGAACTGGTCGAGGTCGGTGAGACCAACAGGCGGGGTGGTGTAGCCGACGACCGCCACCAAGTTCGTGAGCGAACTCCCATCTCCCTGCTGGATGGACTGCGAGGTGACGCTCTTCAGGACGGGAGTCGGCGGCGGTGTGACATCAACGGTGGCGGGCGCACCCGCAGGACCAGTCGGGCCAGCGGGACCAGTGCTTCCGGTCGCGCCGGTAGGACCCGGAGGTCCGGTCGGTCCGGGCGGTCCACTCCCACCAGCCGGACCAGTCGGTCCGGGGATGGCGATGGATGCGTTCACGCTGGCGTACAGCACGGGTGTGAGCGGTGTGGCCGTCGGCCACGTGACCGGGATGTTGTAGAAGATGCCGCCCGATGTCGGAGGTCCGGTCACCGTCAGGCGCAGCAGCCCAGCCGGGGTGAAGTCCAAGATGATGAAGTCGCCGGGAACGACCGAACCCCACGCAGCCGTGTGGTCATGGGCGGCGCTGTCAATCTTGGCAACCTGCAGAGTGTTGGCCCCACCAGCCACGACCGTGACTGCTGCCCCCACCTCGCCGTCGGCGATGCTGCCAGCCGACACGCCCATCCATGCGTACGGCCCGACGATGCCCGACGCTGGTCCCGGTGGTCCCGGTGGCCCGGCCATCGAACCGGTTTCCTCCCACGTCCCGTCGGGCTGCTTCTCGTAGACCAGACCCGTGTCGGTGTCGAGCCAGTAAATGCCGTCGTCGTCGGTGGTCGGCGGGTGGTCCTTCAGTTGCCACTCGGGGATGTCGAGGATGGGCGCAGACGGGATGAGGTCGGGGTTGGGGGGAACCGTGTCCTCCCGTGGCAGGACAGAGAGGACGAGGTTCGAGTGCCCGTCCTGATGCGAGTTCCACGTCCAGCCCCAGACCGTCCAGTAGCCAGAGCCGAAGCGCGTGGTGTCAACGACACCGCGCACGATGTGCATGGGGATGTGGTCGGTGATGTCCCACGAGTCCTTGACGTTGAGCCCACCGACCCGCAGCCCGAGGCCCAACTGCTTGCCGACCTTGGCCACCTTCGACGCTGCCTGAGCAGACCGGCGCTGCAGGTCGTTGAGGTCGTCGATGTCCTGAAACAGGGTGGTGCTGGGCCATGCCCCGTAGGTGGACTCGCTGATACCGGGCGCGACGGAGCGGGCGGAGTAGACCTTCAGCCCCTGCACCGTGCGACCGGTCGCGTTGACAGCCGTGCCCCACGCGCCGAACGCCACCGTGCGGAAGCCCTGCACCAGCCCGCCGTACTCCATCCGCAGGTTGTCGCGCACGACACCGGGATTGAGCAGGACCCGCCACTTCCAGTTGCCGTTGACATCACGCTCGGCGACGAGCCGGGTTGCCCTCCCCGTGCCAGCCCGGCTGCTGTCGATGAGACCGGCGATGAACGGGAGCCGCTGCTTGAATGAGGCGTAGATGGTGACGTGTTCGGTCATTGCCGCCACATCACCGACAGCGATGAACCCCAGCGGGCTGTTGGGCTTGGCCTGCTCCTTGGTCAACTGGTCCTTGACGATGAAGTCGATGGCCTTGTCGGCGTACTTGGCCCCACCTTTATCGACGGTCAGTTCGGCATCGACCGAACTGAACCGCTCCTCCACCATGCGACCCAGCACGGCGAGGTAGTCCTGCCCGTAGAAGACGACCTCGTCGTCGGTGGCATCGAAGTCGGTGATGAGCCCGAACGCGATGCCACGCCAGCCCTGCCCCGTGTGCAACTGCAGTTCGTAGTGACACTCGTACGGCTCGATGACCGCTGCCTGCGGATGGATGGCGGGCAGGGTGAAGTAGAACTCACCGGCGGTGTTGTAGAACTCACTGGCCCCGACGTTGGCGGCGTCGGTCAGTTCGGCGAGAAGGGTGCCCGGTCCCCTACCCTTGCCCGCCGTCTTGTCCACGGCGTAGATACGGATACGGAACGGGGGCGTCCCCCCGTATCGACTGAGGTTGAGCAGGTCCCCCGGCTGTGGGACGTACTGCTGGGCGAGGGTCACCGTCCCGTACAGCCAGCCCGAGAACGCCCCCAGTGCGTCCCGCGCCATCATCCTGAAGTTGTAGGTCCCAGCGGGCAGGCCCGGTCCCCCGTACAGAGACGACAGCCCCTGCGTCAGCAGGACTGCCGGGGTCGCCGCCGACCATGAGGTCTCGAACTCCTTGACCCCGTGTCGGGGCGGCGGGACTACCAGCCAGCCGGTGTCCCAGAGCAGGCTGTCCCCCCACGTCGGGTCCGTAGGGGCGAGTGGGGTACGTAGTTGGATTTTCCATGCTGAGGCTGGGGAGTGGCTTGTGGCCGAGGGGGTGTACATCGCTCGAAAGCGGACCGAGTCGAAGGTCTGGACCGTCCCGCTCGGACTCGGCAGCGTCAGGCCACCCGCTGCTTGTGTCCACCGCACCTGTGCGACGGCTGGATAGGGTGTCACTTCCCCACGTTGGTTGTAGACCCGTGCCGTCCAGTTGTATTGCGTCCCTGATTTGAGCGACACGGGCACTGCGACCGAGAAAGTAGATGTCGCCACGTCGTTGCTGGAGGCTGTCGTCTTCCATGTCTTGGTCGGCTCCCCGGTTGCTGTCACCTGAACTTCGACCGACGAAATCTTGTCGCCCACGCGACCGGGCTCGTACTCGCCCGTGAAGAACTGTGGGGTCCCGCGAGCGATGTCGCCGTCCGGTGCGGTCAACGTGACCAGACCCGGTCCACCCTTGCGGTCGTAGGTGAGGACGAGGAACGGGCGGATGGCGGTGTTGACGTGGTTGTCCGACGCCTGCGCCGCGATGTTCACCGCGTTCTGCGCACTGCTCCCGCCGCCGACCTGCATCAGGAAGCCGTAGTTGGCGTGGCCGTAGCCGGTCCCGCCCGACGCCCACTTCACGCTCTTGGGTGCCCATGCCCGCACGATGGCGGTGACATCGAGGACGTTCTCGTGGAGGGCGATGTCGCTGACGTTCTTGTACGCCCGGTAGGTGTCGTTGCCCTCACACTGGCCAGCCGCCATGTCGCCGGTCCAGACCGTCTCGCCGCCACCGCCCTCGGCCCACGACTTGGTGTGGTAGTTCACCTTGAAGTTGTTGACGGTCGTCTTCTTGGTGGCCACGCCCGCGTGGTCGGCGGCGGTGAACGTGTGCAGGACCGCCGAGTGCAGGGTGTCCACGTCGCTCCACGTGCCTGCGCCCATGTCAAAGTGGAGGAGGTGGCGGAAACGGTCGAGCCCGTTGACGTGGTAGCCGGTCAGGATGTGCTGTTCGCCCCGCGCCTGCGCCCAGTTGTCGGTGAAGGCCGCACTCTTCGACGAGCGGTGAGACCTAAGGCTGGTCCCCGCGATAGGGCTGAGGCTCTTGGTATCCATTCAGGCGAACGACTCGGAGTACATCAGTCGGGAGCCAGCCGCGATGGTCGTCACCCCGGACATGCGGATGTTGTAGACCATGCCGTCCTGCGCCTGCACCTTGGGGTGGGTCGTGTTGTTGAGGAACGACAGCATGTCCATGCGCAGGGTGTCGGTGGATGCGCCCGACAACTGCAGGGTCAGCACCTTCAGCGTGCCCGAGTAGCGCACCACCGCGTTGCTCAGTGCGCCCAACGCGATGTGCATGGTGCTGCCGCCCACGTCAATCTCGAACCACGAGCCAGCCGACGAGGCGGTGACCCCAATCAGGATGTCGAGCGGTGCCGGGTAGTCCCCACGGTTGACGATGGGATGAGCGGTCTGGGGTCCGAGGAAGGGGACCCACACGTCGGGCCGAACGTACATCCGTGGGTCGGCACACATCAGCGATGCCCGCCAGATGATGCCCCCACCACGACCGGAGCCCTCGCCGTTGAACGCGCCTTGGTCACGCCGGATGCTGAACTGTGGCTGGCCCAGCGGGCGTGCGCGGAACTCCAGTTCCTTGACGTATGGCGCGGTGCCATCGCCTGCCGCCGAGTCGAACTGGTCGTCCATCGTGGGCAGGCTGAAGGTGAGGGGAATGAACCCGTGGTCCGGCTGGTCGGTGGCGAGGCTGATGGTCGGCGTGAAGATGGTGCGGATGTTCTGGAGGTTGTCGAACAGTTCCGCGATGGTCCCACCGTAGACCGTGCCCGCGAGGTCGATACGACGCTGGCCCATGTACACGTCGCTCGTGTCCATGCCGTCGTCCTGACTGCGCTTCTGGACGTAGCCCACACCTTGGCTCGCACCGTAGTCGAACGACTCGATGAGGCAGCCGGACCGCAGACCGTTGCCAAGGTCGATGACCGTGTTCAGGTCCACCCCGTTGTACTGGATGGGGGCGTCGAGCATGTCAGTAGACGTGCATGAAGGCTGACGTGGGCATCCTGCGCATCTTGGTGTTGCGTGCCCGCGAGTGCTGGTACGACGACTCGGCTTGGTTGTACATGCCGGTCAACTGGGTTGGGCTCACGTCGGTGTTGTTCGTCGCGGCCAGCCACTGCTGGTACAGCGCCCGGTCGTGGGTCAGCAACTCGAAGCCCTGACTCTTGCAGTGGTTGACCGCACACAGGAAGTCGGTCGAGTCGGCGAGGTCGAGGACGGAGTCGTCGTCGTCGGGCTGGTCCCGGTCGGTGTAGCCCCAGACCACCATGTTGGCATCGTTGTCGCCGATGGTCGCGTCGATGCGCGTGGACCAGAACGCGGGAAGGATGAGCGACCCGCCGAAGAAGTCCCAGCCAGCCCGGTTGACCTCACTCGATGCGTCGGCGTACGGGATGGAGATAGTCCGTATGTCGGTCGAGGTCGGGTCATCGACGACCACCACCTCCACCTTCCAGATGGCGGTGAAGTCGGTGAACGGTGGGGTGTAGATGTCGAGCGGCCAGACCGCCGTCTCGACCTGCTCCTTGGGCCGATAGCCCGACAGGTCCGAGAGCGCCTGTGCGATGAAGTCGTTGATGGTGTCGGGCGGAAAGACTGTCCCGTTGGGGTCACGAAGCGCCCGCCAGATGATGGCTTGCATCTCGCTGCGAGTAGGCGCGGAGAACACCACGTGACAGACCCTCCTGATGAAGTTGCTGGGGACCGGTCACATGCCTGCCACCGGTCCCCAGTTCACCTATCGTCCCACCAGCGAACCCGGTGGAACGAGTGGCTACGTCGTCAGGTCCATCACCGCGAACCGCTGGGCCTTGATGTTGGTGGCCGGACCCATCGCCGGGGTGCCATCGACCTCGTTGGTCTTCAGCCCCCACATGCCCTTCCAGCCGACCAGCCCACGCTGGGCCAGCGGGTCGGAGTGGTCGCCACCGGGCGCAACGCGGTACGCCTGAATGGTCTGGTAGTCGCCCCAGATGAAGGCGTCCGGGCCGAAGATGACGGTCTTGTTCCCGGCGACCCGGTTGGACTCGATGAACCGGACGCCCCGAAGGGTCCCGATTTCACCAGTCAGCAGCGCCTTCGCGTTGGCGTACTTCATGGTGTCGGTCCAGCCGATTTCACCGGTCTGGTTCATCAGCGCGGCGGACTCCGCCGGGTTGATGAGCGAGTGGTAGGTGCCGTCGGGGAAGGTCGGCACGTCGGCGATTTTCAGCGCGACGACCGCAGCCACGACCGACTGCGCGGCGTTGCCGGTGACACCAACGACGGTGACGCCGGTGTTCGCGCCCTGCACGAGCGCCGCCGCATCCTTCTCCGCCGTGTCGATGGCGTTCCACGCCAACTTCTCGGCGGCGATGCGGTAGAACTCGAACGGGCTGAACTGCTCCGCGAGGTCGGTGATGGCAACAATCTTGCCCTTCTGCGCCCCGGTGAACTCCTGCGTGTCCCACTGCAGACCTTCGGTCTGTGGCGGGACGCCCTCCAGCAGGGTCTCGGCAGGGCCGATGTCCGCGAAGGAGGTGTAGCGCAACTGGTTCGTGCCGGGAACCGACGACGCCTTGATGAACTGGCCCTCCTGCAGGAAGACCGCCTTGTCCCGCAGGTTGTCGATGATGTTGCGGACGACCAGCGCCGTGACGATGTTGGCGAAGTTCGTGGCCGCGTTGGGCACACCGGCGTAGGCCGTGCCGGTGACACCAAGGGCGGTGTCCGTACCGCCCGGCGGGGTGGCCAGTGAACCGGCGGCGTCCTGCCCGCCGGTGTTGGCATGGGGTGCGAGGATGAAGCCGGGGATGACTCCCTTGGCCCCACGTGCGTTGGCTGGGTAGTAGTCCGCCCAGCCGGACTCACGGGCAACGAGCCCGCCGAAGAACTGCTCCACGTGCGAAGTCCCTTTCGCGGCTATGGCCGCTTCAGGTCGCCTCGCTCCACCGCCTTCTTCATCTCGGCTTCGAGTTCCGCCTTGTTCATCTCACCCATCGGCTTGATGGGCAGAGGCGCAGTCCGGCGCGGGGCTGTCGGAGCGAACGTACCAGTGGATGAACCGTCGTCGTACTGGGCGTTCAACTTGGCGAGCGTGGCCTCGTCTGCCGTGCTGAAGATGCTGTCTCCAGCCGGTCCGACACCACGAGCCAGTGAGGGGTACTTCGCCTTGCGCTGCTCGACGACGCGAGCCGCACGCTCGGACTCCGTGGCCCTCTTCTGTTCGTCCAGTTCCTGCCTGAGAGCCTCGACTGCTGAGTCGGTGGTCTCACCCGACTGTCCACTCGACTGGGGACGAGGCGCGGTGGTGGCATTGAGCCGCCGTCGAAGCGCGTCGTTCTCGTCGCGGAGAGCCTGTTCCGCTGCCGCGTGTGCCCGGTCCTTCTGCGAGACCCGGTGCTTCCACTGGTTCTCGACCTCCTCGACCGTGAGGGGAACTCCGGGCGTCCCATCCGTTCCGCCCGCCCCATCAGCAGGGGGCTGGCCGTTGGGCTGGGAGGCTGAGTCTGTCCCTGACGGTGGAGTCTGGATGTCGTCCACTCGCGTTGACCTCACCATACACGCTGCGACCAGTCGTCTTCAAGATGGTGGTGGCAACGGCGGGAGTCTACCTCACGGGCAACACGTCCTGAACGGGTGCTTGTGACTGGTCCTCGATGTTCGCACCCTGACCGGTGATGAACTGGCCCGCCGACTTCAGCAGTTCCCCGCCCATCCCCACGACCTCACTGGCGGTGCGGATGGTACCCAGTGGGCCGACTGCGTACTGAACGGCATCCATCGCACCCTTGGTGTAGTCGATGGGCTTGATGGGTAGACCCCGCGCCTGCAGCGCCTCGTTGTCCAGACCCTGCTCGGCGATACGTCGCACCGGCAGCGAGGCGTTGGCCGGGATGTCGTTCGGTGTGGCGGGAAACATCATCGACATCAGCAGGAACGCCTGCTTGTTGTCGTCGAGAAACTTCTTCCACGACGGGTCGTTCTGGCTCTGGACCCTGATGGTGTCACTGATTTCACGGGCCACGTTCCACGCGAGGAACGGCGTGGTCATGCCGAACGGACGGAGTGCGAGGAAGCGCACCATCTCGGGCAGGATTTTCCCCCACATGTACGAGGCTGGATAGAGCCCGATGTACGGGTGGTTGATGCTGCGCTCGAACATCGAGCGGTCGTGCTTGTAATACTGGGTGGCGTGGGCTTCCTCCCACGACGAGCGCACCACCTGCCGACCAGCCTGCCGCAGCACCTCCTGCTCGTTGGAGTACGGCACCGTGTCGATGCCGGGTCTGCTGAACATGCGGTCGAGTGCGGACGACATGGCGGGTGACGCCTGAATGGGAGGCAGGCCGTTGGCCGCACGCTGCTTCTGCTGGAGTTGAAGCCAGTTGCGGAAATGCTCCAGCCCGTTGGACAGGTCGGGGTTGGTGGTCACGCCACGGTCCACCCAGTCGAGGACCGTGTGAGCAAAGAACTCTTCCTGTGCGTTGGTCCAGTGCCCGTTCGCTGGAGTCTGGATACCAGCCTGCAGGGCGTTCACCTCGTTGCGGGCACGAGTCACCACACTCGGGTTCGGGTGGGTCGCAATCCGCTGTTCGAGTGTGGCGATGCGGGACTGGACATCGGTGACGTGCTGCGTCCACTCGCGCCCGAACGCCTCACGCATGGACGGGTCCAGCCCAGCAATGCTGAAGACGTGGACCAGTTCGTGCATCCCCGTCAGGGCGTCGGCGGCTCCATACCCCCGGACGAGAGCGGTGCTGGCTCCGACGGGGGTGGTGGTGCCGAAGACCTGTCCGCCTCGTCGGTCTTCGAGGTGGTCGGTGATGGGCTCACGTCGTCGGGCTCGGACGAGGTTGTCGGGGGCGGCATCGGTGAGGTGGTCGGTGAGGGTCCGCTCGAACGTGGAGCGAACACCATCGAGGACAGCCCCGTTGGAGGGTGTTCCCCGTGCCGCAAGTTTGTTGAGTGTGGCATCGAGGTGCCCCTCCCAGTCATAGGTCCCGTCGTCGAACCGCGCCGGTCCGGCGACGTACGTCTTACCGTAGTCCACGAAGGTCTCGGAGTGCAGGTCGTCGGCGATGCCCTGCCCCGTGTCCTCGACCATCCGCTTGACGGCCTCTTGGTCAACCTGACCGGCGGTGGCCCCCTCCTTGATGCGTGGGAGCAAGCCATCGTGGTCGATGATGGTCAGCAGCCAGCCGCCTCCCGGCTGCTGCATGGCGGTCGCACCCTTGGCGAACGGCAGCGCCTTCGCCACCTCCGGTCCGTGGTCTGGAAGTTGGATGGTCACGCGAGCCTCATGCGAGGCCCAGTCGGATGTGAGGTCAACCGGGTTGAAGTGCCAGACCTCGGCCTGCCGCATGGCGTAGGACAGGATGTCGGCGAGTTCGTCACCGCGTCCACCGGTCGCCAAAATCTGGAGTGGGACCATCGGCTGTGCGGCCATGTCACCCCAGATGCCGATGCCCCTGTCATTCATCGCCGTGACGACGATGCCGTACTCGTCGCGCAGTTTGTGCAACAGCACCGTCTGCGTTCCGCTCACCACGGCATGACGAGCAGCCTCGTTACCGGGCTGGTTCAGCAGGTCCAGCACGGGGTTCATCCACTCCAGCCCCGAACCCTCGGGGAAGTAGACCTCCGACATGACGGTCTGGGTCTGCTTGGTGATGGCATCGGTCAGTCCCGTGGCAGGAGCCCGACCCTGCTCTTCGCGGGCACGCCCAGCGAGTGAGGCCAAGTCACCGGCCTTCCAGTCCTTGAACCCACCCAGCCCCTGCTCGTTGGCCAGTCGAGCCAACTCGTTGTAGTGGTTCACGAGGTTGGCGTGACTGGCGTCGGTGATGGCATCGGGCACCAGCGCGGCGGGAGCAGCAGCGACGGCAGTCTCAGGAGCGGGCGTGATGCCCGCCGTCTTGGCGAGCATGTCGTCGTACCGGGCACGGACCGTGTCGCGCAGGTCGGGCGGCAGAGCCGCGACGATGGCGTCCAGTTTCGGGGACAGGTCCAGCACCTGCCGACGGACGACGGCGTCAGGCAGGTCACCGAAGATGCGCTGCGCCCACTCGTTGCCCGAGTAGCGCATCCGCTCCAGTTCGCTGACGTTCCCGCTCCACGCCCCACCCTTGGGCGCACCCTGCGCCCGGTAGGCCAGAGCCCCGCCGTTGTCCACCCGATAGGCCACACCGTCCCTGATGAGGATGTTGTCGCCTTCGAGGCCCATGACATCCCAGTTGGCCAGCAGTGCGTCCAACGCGAAGTGCTGCTGCAACTGCTCCTTCATCGCCGTCTTCTCGACGGGTGTCGCCGTGCGCCAGAAGTCTTCGAGCGAGGTCGCGCCATGCAGCATCTCCGCCCGCTTGACGGTCCCACCGGGGAGCATCGTCGCGTGCGGCACCGGGACGCCCGCTGCTTCGTACGCCCGGTCGGCGGCGTACTCGTTGCGGATGTGGCCGGGGCTGTCGCCGGTCTTCTCGACGTACGACTTGCCGGTCGCCTTGTCGCGGACCTGTACTGCGCCCTTCTCCCCGGTCGTGCCACCGAGAGATGTCACCTCGGTCATCGCGTGTTCGGGGATGGCCTCTGGTGTGAGGGCAACGCCCTCGGGCGGCAGGTGGCCCTGCGTCCGAAGTTCAGCGAGCGTATCCGGCGTCAGGTAGCCCGCTGCTTCGTACGCACGCTCGTCGGCCACGATGGGCTGGGTCAGGTCGGTGCGACCAATCGCTCGCCGCGAGTCATTGCCCAGCACCGTGTCGATGGCGTCGTCGATACGGGCACTCACGTCCGGGTTGCCCATCGGGTGCTTCAGCCCACGCAGCAGGTTCTGGGTCTGGAAGTTCGCAAGTTGGATGTCCCGTGCCGCACCCTCCGCGTCCACCGGACCGCGATGCCACAGTCGCTCCAAGGTGGACACGAACATGGCCAGCGCCCCCTCGCCGCCCTTCTCGGCGATGGCCGCACCCAGCCCGACCAGCATCCGCCCAGCGTTGCTGTTGTAGATGCGCCCCGGCTGGACCCCGGCCCACGTGTCGTAGCCCTCGGTCTGCGCCAGTTCCTCGACCCGACCACGAGCATCGGCCCACTGCCCGTGGTAGGCGGGCACGTCCTCCTCGGGAACGTGCTGGGTGATTTCGTCGAGCGTGTCCTGTGGGGTCAACAGACCGAAGCGCCGCCCGCCGACGACCGTGTCGTTGTGGGGTCGGGCTGCCTCCGCCTTGGCGATGTACTCCTTGGCCACCTCGGTGAGACCTTCGCGCAGGTCCTCTGGCGCAGCGGCTGCACGAGCGAGGAGTTGGTCGGGGTCGGTGGCGGCAAGGTGCCGCGCCAGTTCCTCGTTGCGGCGATGGAGCAACGGTGCGCCCATCATGTCGCGCTCCATGCGGGGCATCGTCTCGACACCCACGGGCCGGAGACGCAGCGTAATGGTCTGCTGGCCTCCGATGTGAGCCGAACCCCGATTGACCACCTCGAAGTCGATGCCCCGGCCCAACAGGTACTCGCCCTCCCCGCCCTCGATGAGGTTCATGTGGAACCCCGGCGGGAGGTCGTACTCGATGAGGAACTGCTGACCGCCGCTGTACGCCGCCTCACCGAAGTCAACGAACTCCTGCGCCGTATCCACCATGTCGGTGGTGGAAACGAAGCCTTGGTCGTGGACGATTTCACCCACCCGCTTGTCGAGTTCGCCAACATGTTCGGGCGACAGGGTGGTCCCCCGGAAGAGCGTCTTGCGCTCACGGAACGAACCCCGCTGGACGAGCGCATCGAGGTGGTCCCGCATCTCGATGAGTTTGTCGTCGGTCCATTTGCGACCAGCGTTCCAGTCGTACTCGTTCGGCTTGCTGATGCCACGCAGGAAGCGGTTGAGGGGACCGTGACCCGAACCCTCGTAGTCGTTGGTCGCAGCCTTCTCTTCGAGACTGGACAGAGCCCGGAAGTCGATGCCGTACGGCTGGGTCGCACCGGGTGCCCCGAGGTCCGACTCGAACAGGTGGCTCAGGTACTCCTCGCTGGGCTCGTTGCGCAGGTCAACCCTGACGTTCCCGCTCCCGTCCTTCAGGTAGTCGGCCCACGGGACCCAGCCCTTCTCGGTGTAGACCTCCAGCCCGTTCTGCGCAGCGTTCTCGGCATACACGTCATCGTCGAGCGTGAAGTCGTGCGACTTCATCCGCTTCAGGTTGGTCTGCGGATGCTCTCGGGTTGCCTCCACCGCATCACGCCGCACCCGGACCATCGCCCCGGTGCCTGCGTATCGCTGGGTAATCGCCCGGATGGGGTCGCTGTGGATGGGGGCGTACTTCGTCCCCACGAGCGTGTCCCCGTAACCGACCTTGGCCGCACGAGCCAACGCATCCATCCGCTGGCGGGTCAGTGAGAGGTACAGGAAGTCCCGGTTCTCGTTGCCCGACCGCAGGCCCGCAACGGACGAGGCGTAGCCCGGCTCCTCCAACGCCTTCGCCTGTGCCGCCCACTTCAGCGGCGTCACGTCGTACGCCTCCACGCCTCCGTCCGACCGACGCAGGACGGCGTGACCCCAATCCGCCCGGATGTCCGTCAGAACCTGCTGGACGCCGTTGGGGTCAGCGACGTAGTTCGCCAGCCACTCGGGCGTCCGCTCGAAGTGCATGGCAAGGAACTCCTCCTCGCTGACGCCCTTGCCCTTGGCTGCCGCCTGCACGAACGCTCGGGCAGACGCAACCTGCTGGTCCCGCAGGCGGCGAGTGGTGACGGCATCCGGGCCTTTGAGCCCACGCAGATAGGTCGAGCGGTAGTCCTTCCAGAAGGGCTCGACCTTCGGGCCGTTGGCCATCCGCCACACATCGGAGGCAGCCGAGTGTGATACCCGCTCGAACCGTGGGGCCAACCCAGCCCGCTCGACCCGGTCCAGCCAGTCGGACTCGGATGTGCCGCGCAGGTGTGTCAGCAATGCCTCGCCCGGAGCCAGACCGGCGTCCTCGAACAGGGTGCCGGGAGCAGCCTTCTGGCGCTCCACGGAGTCGAGCATGGCTTCGACATCACCGAAGGTGTAGTCGCCGGGGCGGGCACCGTCAGTCGAGAACCTGAGCCGCTGGCCCACGTTGACGGGGTTCATCAGGTCCATCGGGAGGCCAACCCGCCGCCCGTCCTTGTCCATCAGCGACAGGTTGCTCGACAGCCAGCGTTCGGCAATCTCGGCCCGGTCCACGGTGCCGTACTCGTAGGCGAGGTCGCCCCAGTTCCGCTCGAACTGGTCACCCCAGATTTCGTGGAACGCCGCGTACAGGTTGTCACCGATGAGGCGGCGTGCCTCCATGCCAGCGGCTGCCTGCTTGCGCTCGGCGATGGCTGGCTTGGTGCCCTTGATGCGGCCCCAGATGGTGCCCGGACCGAAGGTCTTGCGAGCCGTGGCCGCTTGGTAGATACGCATGGCGTTCATCTCGGCGTTCTCAGCCAAGAGGCCGTCAGGCTCGCGTGAGGCGAACACGTACTGGCGGATGGCGTTGTAGGTCGCCAGCCCCTGCTGGTACTTCTCACTCTCCCTGCGCAGCGGGAGGGGAACGCCGCGCATGTAGTCGAGGATGTACGGCTCGACCAACTCCATCGACATGAACACCGGGTTCAGCGTGAAGCGCATGAGCGGGTACAACTTCTCGGACAACTGGCCCCAGTAGTTGCCTGCCGCGCCGGGCGCTCGGGCCTTGACCATGCCGGTCAGTTTCTGTGTTGCCCCCACCATCGACACGTCTCCCTCCATCGCCCGGAGGAAGCCGGTGACCACTTGGCGTTCCGTGAGTTTGGCGGCAACGTTGCCGTACGTCCCGGTGTTGGAGCGCACATCTTCGAGTACACCGTGAACGGCATCCATCATCTGGTCGGGCGACATGCCCCGTGGGAGCAACCGGCCTTCCTGCGCCTCGAACATCAACGCCTTGAAGATGCGGTCGGCGAGGGCGGGCGGCAGGTCGATGTTGCCCGACTCCTTGGACGCCATGTCGGTGATGAACCGGCGGCGTTGGTTCCACAGGATGCGCTCACCCCGGATGCCCCGGAACATCGAGATGTTCATGGACTGCCAGCGGCTCACCCGCTGTGCAGCCGGGATGCCGTCCGCCCAGAACTGCAGCCACGGCTGCGCGTTCTTGATGCCACCGTCGGCGTTGTGGGTGATGCGCCACTGGGCTTCGAGCGGCGCGTTCTCAGGGATGCCATTGGCGAGGCCGTACTCGAAGTTCGAGCCGTCCCTCGCCCAGTCCTGCAGTTCCTGCGGGATGTCGGTGCGGATGTTCCCGGCTGCGTCCTTCAGGTTGATTTCCTGCGGCAGCGACGAGCGGTTGGTATCGAGGTAGTCCTTCACGTCATGGATGAGGGTGGCGTCCTTGACGGTCTGACGGTTCATCCAGTTGAAGTCGTCGTAGGACTCGGTGATTGCCCTCACCTTGGCGAGGTCGCCAGCCTTGATGGCGGCGTCCAACTCCTTGACCCGGAGGTTGGTCAGGGTGCGGGGCGTAATCATCGTGATGTCGTGCGGGTCGATGTCCTTCGGTAGCACGCCCTTGACGGCAGCGTCCTTGATGGCAGCCATCACGCTGGTGTGCAGCACCTTGCCCTTGGTGTAGTAGTACAGCCCGTGGACGGCCATCGCCATGTCGGCGCTGACCTTGCCCACACGAGCCGCCACCTTGGCTGGGTCCACCTGCAGGATGGCAGCCAACTTGTTGACGGTCTGCTCGCGCATCTGGTCGGCGGGCAGGGACGCAACCCGGATGTCCTTGGTCTTCTCGACCTGCGTCTCGATGTACTTCCCGATGTTGGTGTCGTACGCCCCACCGGCCAACTGCGCTCGCGTGGCCTCGGCGGAGTTCAGGGTCGGGTGCTTGGGGATGGCGTTGATGCGAGCCGCGTCGTTGGCCGTCTCGCCCGCTGCCGTCTCCTGCATCCCGTTCGCGCCCCACGTCCCGACCGCCTCCATGATGCGGTCGCCGCCATCGGTGGCGAGGTCGTCGGCGATGGACGTGAGGTCGCGCACGACCTTGGGCTTCAGCGCCGCGACGACCGCCGTGGACGCCGCCATGTGCAGGGCTTCCATCGACCGCTGCGCAGCCCGCGAGCCGCTGAAGAAGTTGACCGGGTCGCTGGCCTTCGCAATCTTGTCGGCCACCTTGTAGATGATGTTCTGGGTGGCCGCGTCACTGATGGGACCGAGGGCGCTCGTCCCGATGCGCTCCGAAATCTTCAACTTCAGGTGGTTGGGAATGTCCTCGCCGTTGGCCACACGGTCGAGCAGGTCGTGGTTGACGGCCTGCTTCATCACGCTCAGGTCCCCACGCGACAGGTTGACCGCACTGAGGTCTTGCCCGTCCTGCGCCAACTTGGCCAGTTCGCCCACTCGGCTGCCGTCCCCCGCCAGCGCGGCGACCGTGCTGCCCTCGCGTGCGGCAGCCGACGAGAAGATGCGGGCGATGTCAGCCGTTCCCTCCACGGCACCGGCCACCGCGCCCACGCCCAGCGATGCCCAGTTCACGGGGTCGGTCAGGATTGACCACACCGTGTTGGCAATCGGGTCGTTCGTGAAGCCGCGCTGTGACAGGACCAGTTCATCCAAGGCCCGGTCACGGGTCCACTCGCCCGAGTCAATCTTCTGCTGGATGTCGTCGGGCAGCGCCCCACGCGCACCAGACATCCCGGCGTACGTGCGCTGGATGGCCTCACCGACCAGACCGGGGATGTTGAGGATGGACTGGAATGCGCCACCGATGTTGGTCGGTATCTTCAGCGTGTCGCGCAGGATGTACGGGGTGAACTGCTCGATTTGACTGTTGGCCGCGTCGATGATTGGTGCGAGGAACGGCACGCTCTGGATGCCCACCCCGCCAGCGATGGACAGCGGTGCCTCGATGGTCTTGCCGATGTCGGCCCCGATGGTCTGGCCTGCCCCGCCCTGCCCCAAGATGCCGCCGACCGTTGACCCTACCGCACCCAGCAGCCCGGCGAACAGCCCGCCGGGTGTACTCGGCGAGTAGTACCGGGCCACCGACCCCAGCGGACTGTTGTCCTGTGCCGGGTCGATGGGGATGGGCGAGTTCATGCGCGAGGTGGAGAGCGGGTCGAGGAGGTTGATGTCCTCCTTGCCCACACTGGCGAACTGGCGGACCTGCGTGTTGCCGTCAGCCGGACCGTAGTAGACCGCACTGCCGCCGTTGCGGGTCGAGACCGGCCCCAAGCCGTACGAACTCGCGGGTGCGTTCGAGCCCGACCCGAAGCCGAACCCCCCACCCGAGGTGGAGGCTGCCGCGTTCGCGCCCCACGTGCCGCCGAGGGTCACTTACGCCCCGCTGCCGTGCGGCTGGTAGTCGAACGGTGCGATGGGTGCGGTGGTCGGTGGGCCGTACGGCTCGGTCCCCGCTCCGCCGTACTGGTTGATGCCGGGGCCACCCGGCAGCGGGTTCGGTGCAACGACGACGGGCGGACCCTGCGGCGGGACCACAGACGGCGGCGGCTTGGGCGGTGCCGGTGGCGCTGGCGGCTTGGGCACAGCAGCCGTGGACGGACCGGGGACACCGGGGCCGAGTTGACCGGGTGCCTTCGGGATTGGTGCGACGTACGGCGTCGGGGTCTGCGGCATCCCGATACCCGGCGTCTGCCCAAGTGCGCCCATCCAGTCGGGCGCGAATGGGTTGACCGAACCGGGAACGCCGGTCTGTGGCTGGAACATCTGCGGCATCCCCGGCACCTTGATGCTGGAGAGGGAGATGGACGGGTTGAGGACGTTGGCCTTCTGCTGGTCGAGGTTCGCCTTCGCGTTGGGGTCACCCGGAGTGGCGACACCGTAGAGCAGGTTCAGACCCAGCCTCTGCATGTTGCCGTTCTGCAGCCGCAGGTTGGCCTCGTCGATGCCCTGCATCATCGACAGGCGGCGGTCGAACTCAGCCTGTCCGACGGATGACGGGGTGATGCCCGACCGCGCCAACTGGCTCTGCAGCACCTGCGTCTGCGGGTTGTACTGGTTGTCCTGCGCGTAGGTGGTGGCCATGACGTTGTCGGACGTGCCCGACTTGTACAGGTCCACCCGTGTGTGGAGTTGGTTGAGGTCACGCAGGGCAGCGGCACGGTTCGGGTCGTTCCACGGCATGGCGGCGATGGACTGCTGGAAGGTCGTGACGTACTGGTCGGCCAGCCGCTGGGCGTTGGGGTCCTGCTTGTGGAACAGCGCACCCACGGCCAGTGAGGTCTGGGTCGCACCGGATGTGCCGTACGTCCCCATCGGGAAGTTGCCCGACGCCAGCGGGCGGCGGGCACCGGCAACGCCCGTCACGATGCCCGCGATGTCGGCGGTCGCCAGCGGCTTGCCGGTGCTGTCGGAGCCCACCGTGGTGGGAACGATGACCTGACCGGCGGTGTTCTTGGGGGTGGTGGCCGACACCGGCGGCTGCTCGTGGAACATGAACGGGTCGCCCGCGCTGCCATCGCCGGTTCGGTACAGGGTGCGGCCAACGCCGTCGGGACCCTTCACGCCGTGGATTTCCACCCACGGCGCGTTGGTCGGGACACCCGGTCCATTGGTGAGGTGAACCTGCCCGGTCTGCTGCGGGTCAATCTTGTTGCCGTTGGCATCGACCAGCGCAAGTTGGGCCGGGATGGGTGTGACGTACATGGTGGGGACAACGGTGTGCGGACCGGGCGTGCCGTCAGGACCCGGCACCGACTGCGAGCCATCGGTGAACATCGACGTGCCGGGGATGGCGACAGCCCCCGGTGGGGTCGGCTCCTTCGGGCTGTGGATGTGGTAGTTGAAGAGGGGGTCGCCGTTGCCGTCGAGCGCAATCACACCGTTCGCGTCCACGATGGGGTCGGTGGACATCCAGCCGCCCTGCGTCAGGTTGCCCGCGTCGGAGTTCATGCCGTTGAGCAGGTTCTGCAGGAAGCCGCTCGGGTTGCCCGGAGACAGACCAGCCGCCGCGTCGAAGATGGTGTAGTCGTCACCGGGCACCTTGCCCTGCGCTCCGGGTGCGGCCTGTGCGGTCCGCGCACCGGGTGCCTCGATGGGCTTGGTGGGGTCGCTCAGCGCCTGATTGACCTGACCGAGGGTGGCGATGAACGCACTCGCCGTCTTCACGTCCACCGTCGAGAGCGTCAGCGGCCCGCCCTTGGTGACCGTGATGTTCTTCGCCTCGGCGACCAACTTGTCGTGGTAGGTCTGGGTCGCGTTCCTCGCACAGAACGGGTCGCCGTTGCAGTCACTCAGGTCCTTCATGTAGTTGTTCGTCGCAATCTGGACGCGCTCGTTCGCGTCGGCCTGCCGGATGCGGGCACCGGCGTAACTCTGTTCGCCCGCCCGCTTGGTCCAGCCCTTGCGCTCGGTGTCGGAGGTGGACTTGCCGACCAGCGTGGCCAGCCCCGAGTCCCCGCGTGAGAGCAAGTCGGTCAGGTTCTGGCGGCTGTACGTCCAGTTCGGATTGGTCTTCTTGATGTTGGCGTTCATCGCGTCGATGGCACCCTGCACCGCAGGGTTGCCCTCGGCCTTGCCGTTGTCGAGGACATCGAGGAACTTGGCGTAGCCCGCACTGTTCTCGTCGATGTCGTCGAGGTTGTTGCCCGTCTGCGGCATGGCCCCGTACAACTTGGCGATGACCACCAAGTCCTGTGTCGCCTCCTCGGCTCCCTGCACGTGGCCCTTGTAGAAGCCGTTGACCCAGTTGGCGTGCGCGGCAGCCGCGCTCCGCGCCCCGCCCGCTGCCTTCTTGGCCGTGGCCGATGCGTTCCACTTGGCCGCACGGTCGAGCAGCGAGCGGTAGAACTCACTGTCCTGCTGCACGTCGGGGCGGGCTGCCCAGTTCTTGTAGAACTGGGCCATCTGGGCGTCACTGACCTTCTTCTGGTCGTTCTTCAGCACCATCTTCGACTCGTTGATGCTGAAGTCGTACTGGATGTAGTTGTTGTTCCACTGGTCCCAGTTGGGGTCGGTGGGGTCAAGTTGGTCCCGCCGCATCTTCATGTGGTCGAGCAGGCGCGAGTCGGTCACGCCCTTGCCATCGACCTTCCCGCCGTTCTTCCACGCATCGACGAAGTTCTGGTCTTCCTGCGCGTTGGCCTCACGGACCAGCGCAACGATGGTGTTGGTCAGGTCTGGTGCTGCCTTCGGGATGCGCCCGAAGGTCCCACTGCGGGCCACGGATTACCGTCCCGACTTCTGTATCTGGCTCTGGCTCACGATGCGCGGCTTGCTCTGCCCGCCTTGGATGCGGACCTGACTGAGCATCTGGCTCGGCACCGGCGGGCCACCGGGGGCACCGGGCGCATTCGGCGCGGGGGTCTCGCCCGGTGCGCCCGGTGGCGGTGGGGCAGCACCCGGCCCACCCATGCCCTCGGGACCAGCGGCACCCATAGCCGCTCCCTCGGGGGTGTTACCGGGCTGCTGCTCAGGTGGTGTGTTGGGCGACTCGCCGGGGCCGTTGCCCGATGGCGTGCCCTGCGCCCCGCCCTGTCCCCGGAGCGCGGCCATGTTCGCGGCCATGCCCTGCTCGGCTTCCTGCCCCTGCTGCTGCAGACCCTGCGGCTGCTGCTGCTGCAACTGCTGCATCATCGCCATGAGGCTGACCATGACCTGAACGCTGGCCGGGTTGAGGGTCGCGTCGGTCTGCTCCTCGCGGATGACATCCTGCTCGGCCTCGGGGTCGTCCACGCCGGTGCGGTCCATCGCCCGCTTGGCCGACCACAACTTGCCTTCCTTCATGTTCAGCGCGATGGTGGACATCTCGGCGTCGTCGCGTGGGGTCAACGACGGGGACTCGATGTACAACTTCGTCGTGCCTTCGAGCATCGGCTTCAGTTCGGGCATCTTCTCGATGAACATGGTCCGGGCGATTTCCCAGTTGTCCTGCCGCCACTGGTAGTACATGTCACGCGGCATGGTCATCCGGGTCTCGTAGTTGCTGACCAGTGCAGCCACGGCCTTGCCCGAACTCATCACCTGCGTCGGGGCCATGCCGCGCATCAGGTCGTTGAGCCCACTGACATCGACCAGTTCGCGGTCAACGCGGGACATGTACTGCTCGATTTGGAACTCGGGCATCCACGGCTGGAGTGCCTCGACCCTGTTCCCCCCACCGGGCGCGATGATTTGATTGGGCGTGGGATGGAGGTTGGGGTCCACCTCACTCGGCGCTTCGGCTCCGGTCAACTGCCACATCTGCCCCGCGATGGCCCGGTGAATCATCTGCGCGTTCTCGGACAGCCTCTCGTCCTTCTCGCGCATCAACTGCTCGATGTCCCAGAAGTTGCTCTTACCGTTGGGCAGGCCGGGGATGAACGAGTTGAACAGTGGGACGTACGGCAGTTTGCCCCGGTACTCCTTGTGGACCTCGTTCTTGACCATGCAGTTGCCGACGAAGATGGCGTTCCACGTCTCGAACTTGACCGGCTTGCCGTACTCCCAGCGGGCATCGGCACGGGGCTTGCGGTACCAGTAGTCGCTGACCTCGATGCGCAGGTCGGTGGACGGCGTCCAGTTGGCGAGGGGATACGGGTCGTACGGGCCGAGACCGGTGATGCTGTCCACCATCCCGAGTCGCTGGGGGTAGGCGACGTAGGGGTAGGACTCACCGTCGGCGGTCATGCCCTGCTCGATGGTGACGCCCCAGTCCTCCAGTGCTTGGTCGGGTGTGACCAAGTACGAGTAGCACGCCCAGTCCAAGCGGTTGTACTGGGTCGATGACCAGCCCAGATACAGGTTCCGAGGCTGGTCCACCACCTCGAACTTGGGCATCTTCTCGTCGTTGTCCCACGTGATTTTCGAGGCGGTCCGGCCATACAGACCCTTGGTCACACAGGCCCGGTGGCAGAGCATCTCGTAGAAGTTCTGGTCCTTCCACGCCCAGTACAGGCGCTCGACCAGTTGCGCCGTCGTCCGGCCCGCATCGGTCTGCGCGGTGGGCACAACGTTCTCGATGGGCTGGAACGAGGTCAGCGCGGCGGGGATGTCCACGTACGGGGCGTAACCGTTGACCGACACGTGGGCCATGCCCGACCCCGGCTGCGCACTGAAGTCGGTGCCCCAGTGGTCGGCCCCACCAGCGGTGAAGACCTGCGGGTAGTAGAGGTTGTCCCAGCGGTCGCACAGTGTGGCGAACACGCGCTGCTCGGGCTCGGTGGCGAGCCGTCGGCCATGCAACACGTTGAGGAGATTGATGGCCTCTTCGTCGTTGCCCTGCTGTTCGGCGACTGCTGCGCCCTGATGTACGTCGAGAACGTACAAGACCTACCCTCGGCGACGTTCCATGTCGGTGACGGAGGAGTAGGTGGCGACCCGAGACCCGAACGCTGCGGTGGGTGGCCCGCTACTGACACGGGACTGTACACCACGGGGCGAAGCCCCGAAGTAGTCGAACGGCGCAGAGCGCACCCCGTTGGCCGGGACGAACTTCACCATCGACCATGCGACGGCGAGGGCCATGACCGCGTCAGTCTGGAGTTTCTTGTCGTCCAGACGGTAGCCAAGGAGTTGGCGGCGCAGGGTCAGCCACGGTCCCTCCCTCGGGAACTTCACCTTCGAGGTCTCCAGCGCCCGCTTCAGGTCGATGAGCAACTTCAGTTTCTTCCCCCGCGTACCACCGAACTCGACGCTGCGGATGGGGATGGGCAAGGAGTCGCGGAACAGCGCCCCGCCGAACCCAGTGGTGTCTACGCCCGTCATGCATGACACGCCCTTCCCTGTGTAGGCCATGTGCTGGTTGGTGACGAGCGCGGCGATGACCGGTCCCGTGGTCCGCCCGGTCTGGTGCTGCGCGTTGACCCCGAAGACGTGGTCGTGGTTGGTGACATCCAAGACGATGGACCACGTGGAGTCGAAGGTGAGCGCGGGGTCCACGCCCTGCACGTAGCGATGTGAGGGCAACGCCGCGATGGCCAGTGGGTAGCCCTCGACGAACGCCGCGTCCACTGCGCTCTGGGCGAAGAACGAACTCTTCCCTTCGAGGAACTCGCCGTCGATGTTCTGTGGGACCAACTCGACCGGCATCTGTGACACCAGTCTGTCAAAGACGGCTTCGTCGATGCCAAAGCCCACGTTCTGGCGAGTAGACATCCGAAGGGACATCTTGTCCTGCTTGCGGTCAGGTGCGGTGGGGTCGCCTTCGTACCACGCATCGGCGAATGCGGTGAGACCTTCGGTCGCGGTGCCCACCAGCCAGAGTTGTCCACCGGTACTCAACCGTCGCATGTGGAGAACTTCGTTGACGACGAACTCGAAGTTGGGGTCGAACCCGCATTCGTCGTAGGAAATCCCGTTCATGTCCTTGCCCAGCGAGCCGATGGCCTTCTCGCCGGTCGTCCGGTAGTGGATGGTCCCACCGCCGAACACGGGGTGTATCTGCGCCCACAGGTACTCGGAACGGTACTTCTTGTCCATCTCGACCACCTGTGGCCCCAACTCTTGGGTCAGCGGACAGCCGTTCTTCTGCGCTTCGTGGTTGCCTTGGAGCAGACGGCGCAACTCGATGTACGCCAACTCCGAGGTCTCCTGCGCGATGGCCAAGTGGTACCACTCGTAGGCTTGGGCGGTCCATTTCGCCAGTGATGAGCGCGAAGACAGCCTCGGTGGGGGCAATCCCAACTTGTAGAACGTCGAATGGAAGTGGCAAATCGTCTCGATGAGGGTTTTCCCCGCACGATTACCCGCCGCGAGGGCGATGTCGAAGTAACGGGGTCGCCATCCGGTCAGGTCGCGCATCAGGACGGCGTGCGCGAACTCAATCTGCCCCGGATGGAGGGTCACACCCAAGAAACGGGCGGCGAAGAACTCGATGTCCCACCGACCACGGGCAATATCGTGCGCGAACGCCCCCGACACGAGGGCAGTGGGGTCAAACGCCGCCTCTTTGCTGGCATCTGCCCGCTGGCGGGACCCGTGCTTGCTCTCTGGGGTCCTCGGTGGGGGCATCAGCCCTGTCGCAGGTGGTCAGGGGCGAGGTTCTCCTCGCTGTAGGAGCCCTCGATGATGTCCGGGTCCACGTCTTGGGGGTTCGGCAGGTACTTGATGGGCGTTCGGGACCCACCACCGGCCAGCGCAGCCGCCAAGTTGAGCATGAACGAGCGGTCAGCGGCCTTCTCAGCGCGTCGGTCGAGCAGTTGCTGGGCCGTCAGGCCATCGCGGAGTGTGGGTTGGAGTTTCCCAGCGGCCATCTGCTTCATCGTGCGACGAACGACGGTCGCAGCGAGGTCATCAGTGTCGGCGATGACATCCTCGGGGACGATGTCGGGAGCAGTCGCGGGGTCAGCGACCTTGATGGGGTCACCGCGAGCGATGGCACGCTGGTCGTTGCGGTTCTGACGGGACGCTCGGGCTGCCCAGCCGTCGGCTGTCCGGGGTCGCCCGACGCGATGCACCTGCGGAGAAGACGCAGCCATCGGCGTCGGGCGAACAGGCGGTGTGACGGGCGCGACGGGGAGGTCGTCCTCGCCTATCTCGATGAACTCGACCACGCCCCGCAGGGTACACGAACGCCCCGACTGCCTTCGCAGGAAGCCGGGGCGTTCGTTGCTTTCCCCATCCCTAGGGAACGCTTTGAGAGTAGTGCGAGCCCCCCTCGGTCCGCAACTACCCTCGCTTCATTCGGCTCCGCTCAGAAGGGGAGGTCCGCGTCGGGGTCATCGGCAACGGCGACGGGTGCCGCCGAAGCCTTCCTCGGGCTCACAACCTCCGGGGCGCTAGCGGGACTCGCCGTCGGAGCCTCGCCCGCAGCGGCCCGATTGGTCGGGCGAGTGGGAGTGGCGGAGACGGGGGTGGGCGTGGCCCCGATGACCTTGGCGTAGCCCGAGTCATTGAGGTCCGTCTGGATGAGGCAGGTCTTGCCGATGAGGTCGTTCATGGTGAACGTCGCACCGGGCTGGACCGCGCTGGGTCCGAGAAGGGCGACGAGGAAGGCCGCAGTCTTCGACTTCGGCCCGGTCATCTGGGACGACAGGCCCGAGACGCTGATGGGGTCGCCGGGGCTACCATCGTCGTTCACGGTGGGGACGGCGAACGTCCACTCGAACACGTCGCGGGACTCGCCCTTCACCTCGATGGTGCGCTCCACGACGGAGGTCAGCGAGGCGGGGTAGTTGCCGGGTGGCAACTGGTCGTCGGGGACACCCGAACCGACGGTGATGCTGAAGGTCATGGGGAACGACTCCTGCTCCTGCGCGGTGGCGGTTGGCTCATGCCCTCGCTCGTGCGCAGATGAATGATACACGAAACCCCCTGTCAAGTGTTGCGGGGGGAACAACACCATCAGGGGGCTTCGCGCCTTATCGCCCTACCACAGCCTGCGCTCGGAGGACATGCACATCATACCGCACCGGAGTATAGTCAACCCCTTGTCGTCCGTCCGTCCACGGCCCACCCCGCTCGTCATCGAGGCCAGTCATGTCCGACCCCATCCCAGCAGCAAAGGCTGCTGAGTGGTTCCTGTCCCAAGGGTTCAAGGCGTTCCCCGTGTGGGGCGTCACCGACACCGGCGCGTGCCGCTGCCCCAAGGGCGCAGGCTGCGACCAGAAGGGCAAGCACCCCGCGTCTGTCCACGGGTTCCTCGACGCGACCGACGACATCGCCAAGGTGCGCACCTTCCTCCAGAACCCCGGCACCCCGAACTACGGACTGGTCGCGCCAGTCGATGTGGTCGCGGTGGATGTGGACGGCGAGGGCAAGCAGCGGTGGGATGAACTGCAGCACCAGTACGGTCCGCTGCCCGCGACCCTGACGGTCGTCACCGCCAACGGCTACCACTACTTCTACCGGGTGCCAGCGGACCTCATCGGCAAGCGGCTGTTCGGGTTCGTCACCCGCAGCCAGAAGGCCAAGGGCTACACGCTGGGACCGGGCTCACTCCATGCCAGCGGTGTGACCTACGGGCTGCTCAACGGCAAGGGCGGCATCCAGCCCCTGCCCGACCGCTGGGTGGCCGAGGGCTTCCCGAAGCAGCGGCTCGCCTCGGTCAGTAGCATCACGGTCGGTGGTCCGCCCGACCCCAGCAGCATCACCGAGGGTTCCCGCCACGACTACCTGCGCGACCGGGCACGGACGCTCAGGGGTGGCGGGCTCACAGGCGAGGCACTGCTCAACGCGGTGATGGCGCTGAACGCTCAGTTGCCCTCACCCAAGACGCAGGAGGAGGTCGAGCGGGCCATCGGCGATGTCGAGACGAAGTTCCCTGCCGACCCCCTGAGGCTGTTGCCCTCACCGGAACAGGTCGAGGAGGAAGCAGAGGAGCGCCTCGAAGATTTCCCCACGGTCATCGACGCCATCAGCGCAGTCGCCCCCAAGGACATCGACGACTGGATGGTGGTGGACCTCATCCGCCCGAGGCAGTTGGTGGTCCTTGCCAGCACCGAGGGTGTGGGGAAATCCAACATGCGCTTGGAGTTGGGCATCCGCTATGCGTGTGGGCACGGTGCCCTGTTCGACACCTACCCGATGGGCAGGGCGGGGGATGTCCTGCTCTTTGACGAGGAGAACGGGGAGCGCGAGGAGTTCGTGCGGGAGGAGGCGATGTTGGCCTCACTCGACCTGAAGCGCGACCCCCACATGGCGCTGTACCACCGGGTCCACTACAGCGGTCTCAACTTGGAGTCGCTCGTTGACCAGTCGGTGTTCGACAAGTTGCTGACCCTGTACGCCCCACAGTTGGTCATCCTCGACACGGCTGGCGCGATGGTGGGCGAGGAACACGGCAAGGACTTCAAGCGGGTCATCGCCTTCCTGAAGGCGATGAAGGAGAAGCACGACTGCGCCATCGTGCTGGTCGTCCACTTGGTGAAGCCGCCACGTGACGGCAAGACGGTGGGCAAGGCGCTGGAGCGGACCATCACCGATGTCATGGGGCAGTGGACGCGGAGCGCGGACGTGCTGCTCTTGGTGTCGGAGACCGATGACGATGACGTGGTCCTGTTCAGGGTGCGCAAGCGCGTCACGCGCAGCGACCTGACCCTGAAGCGCGAGACCCCCGACGCCCCCGACCGCTGGGCGCGGGTGGACGCCAAGCGGCTGCCAGCGACGGTGGTGGCCCGCGAGGAACACGCGACCATCCTCGGGGCCATCGCTGCGGGGCGCACGACGTGGGAGCAGGTGACGGGCTACCTCGCGGCCAACGAGTTGCCCGTCCCCAGCAGGGCGACGATGTTCCGGCACCTGAAGCAGATGGACGAGGCCGGTCTCATCGTCAGGGATGAGTTCGGGGTCATCGTCCTGACGGACCTTGGCCGGTCTGCTGTCCCACCCAGAGTCTCATTGGTTCTGGGGGAGCCGCCAGTCTCAGTCTCACCCAACCCCCCTACGGGGGGTGGTGAGACTGATGAGACTGGCTCTGAGACCGGTGTGAGACTGGACTGAGACTCTGCACGAAATGAGTGAGACTGACGTGAGACTACGTGAGACTCTGCACGTGAGACTGGAGTGAGACTGGTGCCCCCCATCCCGAAGCCCAAGACACCCATCGAACAGGCCATCGAAGCCATCCAAGCGGCACAGGCCAGAGGCACCCCACCGCCCACCAGCATCACCCTGAGCGAGGGTGCGATGGCGCAGGTACGCGACCTCGTCAAGAACAGTCCAGTGGTCCCGACAGGCGGACCATTGAGGCGGGCAGCCACGCTGATGGGTGTGCCCCTCAATCAAGTTCAGGGCAGACAGGTAACGGGCATCTCGTGGGACGAAGCGGGTCACATGTCGAAGAGCCAGTTAGAGCGTGACCTCGAAGACTCCCTGTGGGCACTGGCCACGCTGCACACACCGGTGTTCACGCACGAGCAACTCCAGCGTCATCTCTCTGCTGGTCACCTCAGTGGGACGACGATGGTCAAGCGCGTGTTCGACGTAGAAGTCCACGTGCTGTGCCCGTGCAAGACCATCTTGGTGATGTACCGCTGTCGAGGACCGGTCAGGCCAATCGAGGCTGCTCGACGCTGTGAGGAGTTCGTGCTTGGTCCGGGCAGTCAGGGAGCGCGGTTCTGCGCTCGCTGTATCGAGGAGGTGAGTGAGGGTGGATGACGACAGCCCGCTGGTGTTCGCCGTCGCACCGGGTGGCACGTTCAGCATCCAGCCGCCAGAACGTCCGGCTACGCAGAGTGCGCCGGTCAGGAGTCGTGGGAGCAAGGCGCAGGAGGAGTACGACGCCAAGCGGCGTCCTCAGGCTGTGCTGCTCTATCGCTTCCTCGCTGGGAGTCTGGAGACCGGACGGAGTTGGAGGGAGTGCTGGGCACTGGGAGAGAGCGAGGAGGAGTACGAACTGAACGCTGGCTGGGATGTGGGACCAATCGTCGTGTGGTTGCGCTCACACGGGGTGGACATCGAGGCGCTCTACGACGTGGTCGCTGGCGAGACACGGTTCTACCTGAGGGTCGAGGTGGTCGGTAACCCCTGAGTTACGCATCACTGGGCCTCACGTTCTAGAGGGGCAGCATTCCACACACACACTTCGCTGTCACCAAAGGTGGTGGGGGTGGGGATTGAGCGTCAGCGGAGTTTCTGGCCTCGGCGCGGAGTACATACACAGACCGAGGTCTGTGTATGTATGGGCGCACGGTGTGAGCAACAACGAAGTTGTTGCTCTCACTATCCCCCACCTATAGCCATTGGCCTAAGGGCCAAGGCTATAGGTCAATGGCCATTCGGTGATGGGGCTGACAGTCACGGCGACCTATGGACCAAGGTCCATAGGTCTATGCGCAGGTGCATCCAGTTCCAAGGAACTGGAGGTCACGTGTCACTCAGTTCTAAGGAACTGAGTTCAGCCACCGACCGGAAGCGGGGTCTCTAACCCCATCCCCATGTCTACCCCCTTTAGGGGTAGGTCGCCGAACCCTATGTGAGGGCAACACCGTAGGTGTTGAAGACCTCCCATGACTTCCATGTCTCCCTCATGTCATGTCAGTAGC